AGATATGATGAAACTGGAATATTAACAAATATTTGTGAAAGTTCCAGACCACCTAAGCACAAAGGAAAAACATATCAAGAAATATATGGAGATAAGTGGGAAGAACAAATCCAAAAAAGAATGAAAACAAAAGAAGAGAGTGGAAACTATGGTGGAGTGAGAAAACATACAGAAGAAACTAAAAAGAAAATAAGTCAAAAAGTCGCAGGGAAAAATAATCCAAACTATGGAAATCAACATAGTCAGGAAACTTTAAGTAAGATGAGCAAATCTTTAAAAGAAACTTATGAGAATGGTAGAAAAAATAATACAGCAAAAACATTTATTTTAACTTCTCCTGATGGTGAAAAGTTTGAAGTTTATGGAGAACTGAAAAAGTTTTGTAAGTTAAAAAATATTTCATATGCGACTATGAGTGCTGCTATTCTGTATGATAGAACTGGACCAAGAAAAAATGGTTGGAGTATCAAAGAACTTATAAATATCTAAAAAGTATTTGTAAGATGGACTCTAAAGACATTCGCAATCTTCAAGAAGCATATAGAGAAGTTTATGCTGAAGCAATTATGGTGAATATGAGTGAAGAGTGGAGAGATAGTATTATTGGTTGATTTTCTTTTATACCTATTATGACTCAAAAAATACTTTCGCAGGATTCCAATTATGATGAATGGTGCGAACAGGAAATCCTGAACGCATATAGAGTGGCAGCAGAGTGCGATGAGTTTATGTTTGGTGACTATGACTATTGTAAAGAATGGTTAGGTGCAAATAACTAATCACACATAGATAGAGGAGGTCACACTCCTCTTTTTTTATGCCTAAAAATCAACTGAATAAAGACGAATTGAAAGTTCGGGTTTTGAAACTAAAAGATAAACTTCATAAAGATCACATTAGACCTGAAATGGATATGAAAGGACTTGCCCATAAATATCTGAATGAAGTTCTTGACATAATAGATGAGTACAGATATTGACTATGAAAATCCTTGGATTTATAATGGAGTGCCTTTTACTTCCTCTAATATTCAAGATAATTTTGGTTTTGTTTATCTTATCCAGAATAATCTTAATGGCAAAAAATATATTGGAAGAAAATATCTTTGGCAGTTCCGTACTCCAAAGGGTAAAAAAAGAAAAGTAAAATCTGAATCTGATTGGAAAAACTATTATGGGTCTTGTCCGGAACTTAAAGAAGACATTGACAAATTGGGCAGAGAAAATTTTAGTCGAACTATCTTATCATTACATAAAACAAAGGGCAAAACAAACTTTGAGGAGACCCGACAACTCTTCCTCAACAATGTCCTCACCGAGTCCCTTGACAGTGGAGGACCAGCGTTCTACAATAGCAACATCCTCAACAGGTACTTCCGAAAGGACTATTATGAACGCAACGACTGAAGACATTGTTGCTCATGTTAGGTCATGGTCTCTTGACCGTGCTGCTGATATGAGTGTTGATAAAGAGGATGCCCGTGCTATTCTTGCTGAGTTTTATGAATGGATTGAACCGGAAAGTGATGAACTTGAGATTGTTTCTCTAGAACCGGAAGGTTGACAAATCCTAAATATTAACTTATTATGTAAAAACTCCCTGTTATGAGCAGGGTTTTTTGTTATGAGACTTTGATTTCGATTTAGAGCCGTGGAAAGTGCCCTTTGAGAAAAGGGTGTACCCCCTTTCTATACGGATGTAGAATTCAATTAATTTTAATGCTTTTTAAAACACTTTCAATTATTGCTATTGCCACTGTAGGACTAGCACCCCTTCAAGCAAAGGCAGCGAGCGGATGTTCCCTCGCATCACATTATGGAATTGGTGATGGATATCACGGGCAGACAACTGCTAATGGCGAAAGATACAATGCTTATGGTAAATCAGTAGCACATAGATGGCTTCCTTTTGGAACTAGATTGCGTGTAACCAATCAATCAAATGGTAAGTCGGTAATTGTGCGTGTAAATGATCGCGGTCCTTATATCGCGGGTAGAGACCTTGACTTGTCTTACGGTGCATTCTCTACTATTGCTTCACCCGGTCAAGGTGTTGCTAGGATTTGTTACTCGCGTGTATGACGATCTGAAAAATTGAATAATAAATAGAGGAGAGCGGTTGCTACTCCTCTTTTTTTATGTTTAATTTTAATTTCGGAAAGAAGAGACCTGACAAGAAGCAGATCGTCCTTATAAGCGTCGTATTGGGTGTCATGGTAGCAACTCTCTCCCAATGCACTGGAGCGCCCCAGGAGCGCCTCTGGGACCTCCTAGACGAGGCACAGAGGGTTCTGTTCCCAGGCACCATAATCAACGATGTGCTGCTGCAGGACCCTGCTGTGGTGGGTAGGAGAGTTCATAGAGATGTGGATAGAGCGATTGCAGAATATGAACGCTTGACAAGAGACTCAAATCCACCTAGAGTACCTTTGCCGCGGTTGATAGAGAAGGCTCTAGATACTTCTAAGTGTTATACTGAAGAGTGTAAGAAACTTGGGGGGGAAATGAGACTTTGTTCACCTTGGGTAGATGGATGCTTAGACAGTTCTACAACTGACCTAAGTAAGTAGACAAAGATTCTGAATCAGTGTATTATTAAAAGGTGGTTGAGAGACCACTTGACAATCAAACTCAAGTCTGGTATGATTGTCTCATGAGCAACAGAGGTCCAAACTCTGTGTAAGTCTCACCCCTCCTATGCCTCTCAACGATGCACAAACCTGGAGGACTATGGGTTAGTAGCTCAGATGGATAGAGCAATTCACTTCTAATGAATTGGTCGGGGGTTCGAGTCCCTCCTAACCCGTTGAAGAGTAATCTTCATACATAAAAGTGATAGAGGGTAAGTCACTGTTATATCCTTATGAGGTATATTACGCTTACTCCATCTTGCCCTTGTATTCCAACGGTAGAGAAGGTGGACTTAGAATCCATACAGTGTAAGTTCGAATCTTACCAGGGGCACTTGACAATCAAACTAAAATAGTTTATGATTGTCTCACAAGCGGAGTTAGTTCAGCGGTAGAACGCTATCCTTCCAAGTTAGATGTCGTCGGTTCGATTCCGATACTCCGCTCTGAACCTTAAGGTTCTTATTCCCATCGACCGAGCAAGCGAACGGGCCTGACTGTTAATCAGAGATTGGTAGGGGCAGTACCTACGATGGGAGTTCTAACCTCTAAAATATTATAAATAATAATGTAGTTGGAGGTTAGAGTGTCTAGTAAAGCAGTTGTTCAGTTTCGTCAAAGAAGAAAAAGATGGGCAGTTGAAGCATTTGGTGGCAAGTGTGGTATTTGTGGATATGACAAATGTGTTGAAGCATTAGAGTTTCATCATATAGACCCTAACCAAAAAGATTTCACTCCATCAGCATCTGTAGCAAACAGGCAAGTATTTGTTGAAGAACTTAGAAAGTGTGTTTGTTTATGCTCAAATTGCCATCGTGAAGTACATTCTGGTGTTTCTAAAATTCCAGATAATGTGCTAAAATTTGATGAAAGTTTTTCTGACAAACCTTTACCAGAAAAACCAAAACACCCTTGTAAAGAGTGTGGGAAACTAACAACTATAACTCAAATATTTTGTTCAGTAAAATGTTCTCGTAAAAGTAGAGAAGTTGCTGAATGGCCTAGTAATCAAGAACTACAAAAACTGGTTCTTGAAAATGGTTATTCCGCTACTGGTAGAATGTTTGGAGTTAGTGATAATGCTGTTAGAAAAAGATTAAATAAAAGTGGTTCTGGGTGGAACTCCCAGTAGTTCCTTTAGGGACTGTCCTTTGTAGGTTCGATACCTACATCTTCCTTATGGGAGATAAGAACGGCTATTGGAGACCACTCTAAATCCTAAGTTCGCTTAGGTCGGGGACTTGATCACCCCCGCTCGTAGGTGCCAAAACCGCTCCTCATTCCTAGTATTCTGTGAGTGAGTGAATGTCAAGAGTGGGGACATAGGTAAAGTCTCCAACACCTACCACATCCTCTGGTAGTCTATTGGTAAGGACAAGCAGACAATGCATTTGGAAACTAGGTTCGATTCCTAGACAGAGGACAACGGGAGCATAGCTCAGCGGTAGCAGCGTCTGCTTTACACGCAGAATGTCGGGGGTTCGAATCCCTCTGCTCCCACTTGCATAAATACTTCAAAAAAGTATAATGGAAAAACTTTATAAACTCTTGAGTGATGCTCAGTCGTCACTTTTTGTATTATTCCATAAAACTTGGGCATTTCATTGGAATGTAGTTGGTGAAGATTTCACTCAACTCCATCAACTCTTTGGTGGTCAGTATGAGACTATGTTTGAAGAGATTGATCGTCTCTCAGAACATATGCGTTATTTAAATGTAAAACCTCTCAGTTCTCTCTCTAGAATGCTTGAGGTAACTCAGATTAAAGAAGCAGCAAGTTCAACTGGAGCAAAAGAAATGCTTCAAGAACTTCTAGATAATAATACCAAGTTTTGTGAATTGATGATAGAGATTTCAGAGGAGTCTGAAAATCAAAAGTCATATGCAACTGCTAACTTAGTTCAGGACCTAATGGAATCTCATGGTAAATTTGTTTGGATGTTAAGATCTCACTTACAATGAATAGGATGAAGAATAATGATTTCAATAAGATGCAAAGATTGCAATAAAGAATTAACAGGACACCCATCAAAAACAGTTACTTGTGGGTGCCCTAATATGGCAACAATTCGTGGAGATAAGATTTCAGCACTTGACTTATCTCGTATTGTTATGCTAAACTCTTTAAAAGAAAATTCAAAAACAAACGTGTTAACCTCTCAAGATATTGCTTGGCAGGAAGCACGTAGACAACGCAAAGTTCGTCGTTTGGATTTTGAGATTCGCTAAATCTCCTACTGGAAGCGTGGCCGAGTGGTTTATGGCAGTTGTCTTGAAAACAACCAACGTTAATAGCGTTCGTGGGTTCAAATCCTACCGCTTCCGTTTTAAGTTAAGTTACAAATTTAACAATTTCTTCAACAGTGTTAAGATATCAACACAAAAAGTTGATTGCGAAATACCTGTGATTATTATATAGTAGTATCACGGGGACGAACCGATGGATCAACACACCTACGATAATTGGGTGAAGATCAAAGCAACTTTTGAATCTTCTGGGAACACAGATAATATGTTCTACAAAAGAGCAGTTGAAATCGTAAAAACACGAAGAG